GTCGTATTGCTCGATGGCAGGTATGATAAGTTTTAACATCTCTTCTGGCCTCCTTTCATATTTTGAATTACTTTATATGGATGCTGGAACCTCAGCATTCGGCGCAATTACTGGCGTAATACCATTAACAAAAGCCGCTGCCGCTTCCGCATTGCCAGCTAATTCCATGAACAATTCGCTGTATGCTTCTGTTTGAGAGAAAGCATCACGTAATTCCTGATTCTTAACAAACCTCTTTCCATCTTGCGATTTCTCACCATAAGATCTAAGGATGAGATCCTTAAACATCTCAATGATACGTTTAGTATCTTTTTCCTGTACAATCTTTTTAAGCAGAGTTGACAACCCGCCATATTCGGACAGTTCCATTTCAGCAATCTCAGCTTTACTGAGATTAAAATAAAAGTCTTCGACTCTTTTGTTTCCGTCATAATCCGTATAAGTAATAGTCTTTTTTAACATAGTGTTATTCTCCTTTCAGTTTTAAATGATAAAATTAGGGCTCTCTGAAATATGGGAGCCCGAGTCTTTTGTTACTTAATACTTAGAGAGATGCCGTCTGGAAATTCTTTACAGTCGACGCTAATGCCTGTCCATAGATATCAACCACGCCACTAATGGTGACGATATAGATTGTATCATTTACGAGGTTGATATTCGGGTTGAAAGTAAGGATTTTACCAGTAACATCCCATGTTTTTGTTCCAACAACCATTTCACCCAAAGAATCAGTAACAACTATTGATTCTTTAGCTATTTTGTTGTTGAATGTGAATACGATATTGGCGTCAATAGTAACATCAGTCGCTTCATCATCCGGAACAATTGAGGAAAGTGCTAATGCTGTAGGGGCTTCTCCAGCAAACAAATCAGCAACCTCATCCGGTAGGGGAAGACGAGGATCCGATTCAGCAGTTCCATACAGAATATTTTCGAGCATCGCAAGAGCTTCTGCGTTAACCTTTGTTGAATCGATCGTCAAGAATGCTGTCGGCTTGAAACCTGGTACAGCAACCGGAGTTGTTGATACTTCCCATGAGAACGTAATGGCCTCAGGAGTATCATTAATTGTAGCATAAGCTTTCTCAGAAGGGGCCGCAATACCACCATAGATGAGGTGAAGTTTATACCCATGATCCTCGCCCTCAATATCATTACCAAGAGCGGTCCTGTAACATAAACCGAATGCCTGTCTCTTCTGTTGCCCGATAACGACACCAGTAGCCAAAGATGCAGAACCATCACAGGCTGCGAATTCATCAGGGTAGGTATACGCTTCAATTGTAGCTCCAAATTCTTCAGCCGAGATCAAGTTAAGATACTTAATGTCGTCGGCATAGATTGGATTTGCTTCTGCACCAGATGGGCTTTCAGTAACAGCCGTTAAACCGTTCCAAGCAACACCCAAAGGATACAGACCCGTTAAAGGATTCTGAGGATACAGAACTCCCTGACGGACACCGGTTTCATAATAACGTTCACCGGTTTTATCCCAAAGAAGTTTACTCATGTTTAATGCCTCCATTCTTTCTTAATAGTATAATTGATACACGTCATGATTAAGATTGTCTGCCGTAAAATGTCTATCAAAGACACATTTTGGTAGTTTTCCAACCTTATCCGGAATTAGACTATCCGGATTTGCATCGATTACAGTAACTTGATACCGTTTGTTTGTAATGTACGGATTGTCATCTGCAAAAGCAGTATCAATGTCGCTGCGCCTATAGACAATACAAGGATAGTTCAACTTGACTGTCGCCGGAGGTTGAAAATATACATTATCACTTCCCAAAAGACTCTTAAGGTTCTGATGAAGGGATAGGCGTTGGCTCATTGTATACACCTCCTATAGTCAAGATTAGACGGGGCCTCTGAACTTCCACGTTAGTGATCTTCCAAAGGGCCCCCATCCATTTCACATATCGCATTGCATGAAAGTGTTGATAGGCAAAGGGGTCTGCGACAATGCTGACCATGTTGTTAATTGTGAGATTGTCGTTAAGACCTTCCCCTGCCTCCAAACGACGTGTGTTTTTTATAACGTCACCAAAATACTTGTGTTCAGTGACCACATCTGTCCACACGCCAGGCGCAGTTTCTGTTGTTTCAGCATAGCCGATTTCGCCATAAAACTTTGCCATCTCTTCACCTCACTTCCATTTTGAAGCCCCA